AGCAAAGCAGCAAAAAACACCGTGGGAAGATAAGAAAGTCGCCATTTGTATCCCTTCTCGTGGAGAGATGGAGATAGGAACGGCGTTTGACTTGGCGGTAATGTGCGCCTACGACGCACGCAACCGTAGCGGACACCAAGCGGTTTACACGGTAGCGGGAACCCTGATATTTGACCAGCGAGAGAAGCTGGCAGCCGAAGCCATAAAAGAGGGTGCGGACTACATTCTGTGGATTGACGCAGATATGCGGTTTCCGAAGAACACGATAGAAATACTGCTTGCGCACGACAAGCCCATCGTTGGGGTGAACGCTACAACGAGAACCTCGCCGGTAAGACCTACGGCAAAGAACCTAGAGATAGACTTTGAGAAGAAAGAGAATCATTGGATTCCAATCGTCTCTAAAGACAAGACCCACCTAGAGTGTGTGACCGCGATTGGTTGCGGGGTGATGATGGTCAAGCGGGAGGTGTTTGAGAACACGCCGAGACCTTGGTTCTGGTTCGAGAAGATACCTGGCGACAAGTTGCTAGGCGAGGATGTGTACTTCTGCATCAAGGCAAAGGACGCAGGATTCGATACTTATTTAGACCACAACCTGTCCAACGCAATTGGGCACGTTGGGTCTTACACTTATTCATGGAACGACTACAATGGCCCTAGCGAATTTCAGCGACCTCCAGACATCGGTAGCGAACTACCTCGGACGGAGTGACCTTACCAGCCAGATTCCTGACTTTATCTCCCTAGCGGAGTTGCGCCTATCCCGCGACATTCGTACCCGCAGGATGCTCAAAACGGCCACGGCAACGATGACCGTGAACGACCCGACGGTAGGACTTCCAAGCGACTTTCTGTCCATCCGTGACGTGTTTATTCAGGGGCTTCCGAGAACGGTAGTCTCTTATGTATCCCCAAGCATTTTCTCTAGCAACGCCCGCGCAGACCAGATTGGACTGCCGGTGTTCTACACCATGCGAAGCAACGAGCTAGAGTTCGCGCCCAAGCCTGATAGTGCCTACGTCTTGCAGATGCTTTACTACTTCAAGCCCGCCGTACTGTCTGTAAGCAATACTAGCAACGAGTTCTTGGCTAACTACCCAGACGCGCTACTGTACGCAAGCCTCTTAGAGGCAGAGCCTTACCTGATGAACGACCCGCGTACACAAACGTGGTCGAGCCTCTACAACCAAGCAATTGCAAGAATCAACACCTCCGACGAGGAGAGTGAGTTTTCTGGTGTTCCCTTAGTTATGACCGTTACAACGAGGTAATCAAATGGCAGAATTTAGCAACTACTTAGAGAACAAAGTCCTAGACCACGTTCTCCGCAACACTTCTTACACCTCCCCCACGACGGTGTACGTTGGACTCTACACATCAGACCCAACGGACGCTGGCTCTGGTACGGAAGTCTCTGGTGGCTCCTATGCCCGCCAAGCCCTGTCCGTGACCACGGCTTCGGGTGGAATCGTTACCTCTAGCGCGGATGTTACCTTCCCGCAATGCACAGCCTCATGGGGTTCCGTGGGCTACATCGGGATTCTGGACGCGGTTACTAGCGGCAACCTGCTCATGCACACCGCGCTTACGACTGCTAAGACCATCGACACGGGCGACATTCTCAAGATTACTTCTGGCAATTTGACGGTTACGTTGGACTAAATGGCGTTACTGACCCTTGAAGAATTAGACCGCTTCGGGAGTCTCGACGATTTACCGTTCTCGCTAGACGCGAACTGGATGGACTGCGGGATACAAGGCCCGTACACGCTAGAGCAGTTAGACTACTTTAGTAGCAGTATCGACAACCTGGCATTTAGCCTAGATGACCCCATCTGGACTTCTGCCGACACAGAGATATGCCTCATCTACGCCCCCCAGAACATCACGGGCGTGGGTACTGTAAACGCTATACCTCAGTTCTTTGAGACCGCCCAAGCCCTGATTACGGCTAACGGACAGGTCTCGGCAGATGGTACAAGATTGCGTACGATTGAGGGTGCGGTTGACAGTACGGGAACAGTCTCTGCGGACGGCACTAGAACCAGACTCGTAGGGGCAATAATTACCTCTGCTGGCGATGTTGTTGCTTCTGTGCAACGCACAAGGTTTGTAGAAGGTAGCGTCTCTGCCAACGGGCAGGTAAGCACGACAGCCAACACTACTGCAAGCGCGGTTGGTAGTGTCTCTGCGGCTGGTTCGGTAAGCGCCCTTGCGGCGCGTCTACGGGACGTTGTAGGGGCTATAAACGCCTCTGGTGACCTAGTAGCAGACGCGGTAAGACTTCGCCTTGTAGACGGCTCTATAACCGCAGAAGGGTTCCTAACCGCCAACGCAGGGTTTGAGTTTGATGTCCACGGCGATGTCGTGGCAACAGGCACTCTGACGGCTCTGGCGGGGATTATTTACTCAGTTTCAGGGCAGGTGGCAAGCAACGCACAGCTTACCTGCACGATGTACAAGTTCGGCGAGGAATGGGTTTTAGTACCTGACCAACCAAATACATGGTCTGCCATCAGTATCCAGAGCGATACATGGACACAGGCATCAACCAGTTCAGACACATGGACACCTATTCCTGACCAAAGCGACGTTTGGACACAACAATCTTCGGGAAGTAACACATGGCAATAACAAGAGTTACCTTTGGAGAGTGGCTACCTGACCAGCCAGGGGTTATCGGTGCGCTGACCACGGCTAAGAACTGCTTTCCAAAGGCGGTAGGCTACGGCCCGTTCCCGCAGGAAGTGGACTACTCAGATGCCGCACCGCAAAATCTGACGGCTGCGGCTGCCGCCAAGGACACGAACAGTATTACAAGTATCTATGCGGCTGGCACGACAAGACTTTTTAAGTTGGATACCTCTGACTTCTCTTGGGACGACATTTCTGCCGTGACTTACAGCGGAACGTCTGGGTGGAAGTTCACGCAGTTCGGAAACTCCCTGATTGCGGCCAACGAGTCCAACACCATGCAGTACATAGACGTTATGTCTGGGACTACCTTTGCAGACCTAGCCGCAGACGCACCCAAGGCCAAGTTCGTGACCGTGGTGCGGGACTTTGTGGTGTCTGGTTACCAAAGCGCCAACAAGAACCGAGTCCAATGGTCAGGTATCAACAACGAGAAGACTTGGACTACCTCTGCCACAACACAGGCAGACTTCCAAGATGTGCCTGACGGCGGGTTCGTGCAAGGTGTTACGGGTGGCGAGTTCGGTCTAGTCTTGCTAGAGCGCAGTATCGTGCGGATGTCCTACGTCGGAACCCCGCTGATATTTCAGTTTGACAACATCGCTAGGAACCGTGGGTGCTTTGAGCCCAACTCGGTCATCCAATGGCAGGGCATTACCTACTTCTTGGGCGACGACGGATTCTATGCTTGCGACGGTCAGAACCTAAAGAACATAGGCGCGGAGAAGGTCAATCGGTACTTCTTTAACTCGCTAAAAGAGTCAGATTTGGGCAGCATGAGCGCCGCCATCGACCCCATTAACAACTTAGTGGTCTGGGGCTACCCAAGTGTGGATACGGACTACCGCGCCCTGATTTACCACATCGCTACCGGCAAGTGGTCTTACGCAGATTCGTCTGCAACCCGTGTTGCGCCGGTTTCTACCCCGTCTATCACCTTAGAAGGGCTAGATGCTTTCTCGGCAAGTCTAGACGCGCTAGGTATTTCTTTAGATAGCCGTAACTGGCTAGGCGGCAAACTGCTTTTGCTAGGCATCAAGGGTTCAAAGTTAATCACCTTCACGGGTGCGGCTAAGACCGCAACGATTGAGACTTCGGACATTGAGTCGCCAGCCAATCAGTCTATGGTTACGATGATTAAGCCAATCGTAGACAACGGGACGGGTAGTGCTTCTGTGGCTTCTAGGCTACAACTGAACCAAACCGTGTCCTTCCCTTCGGTTACGGCAGCCAACAGCGAGAACCGCATAGGCACTAGGTCTTACGGCAGATACCACAGGGTTAAACTAGAGCCGTCGGGTGATTGGACGACAGCTATCGGGATGGATGTAGAGATTCAACAAGCAGGGACTAGATAATGTTTCGTGTTCTACCGTACCAAGGTGGAGACCCACGGCAGATTTCCGAGGTGGTCAACAACCTGATGAACGGCAAGTCCAATAATACGGGGACAATTACGCTTGCCACAGGCAATGCTACGACGACTACCCTGTACGACGAGCGTATTTCCGTAGATACAAAAATTGTCCTGATTCCGTTCTCAAACGCGGCAGAAGCGGACTCTGCCCCCTATGGTGCGTTTCAGGACACGACAGACCAGAACGCAACGACAACCTCGAATGAGTACATCATCAGTTGTGATACGACTGATTACAGCAACGGGGTAGTTTTAGAGAACACCAACAAGTTCCGCGTGCGTAATTACGGGATTTATAACATTCAATTTAGCATCCAGTTTGCCAACGCGGATGTGCAGATTCAAGACGTAGATGTGTGGTTTAAGAAGGGTAGCGGAAGCGGGGCTGCTTCCAATATCGCGGGAAGTAACAGCAAGTTCTCAGTCCCAGAGAGCCACGGCGGTACAGACGGACACCTGATTGCGGCGCTTAACTTTTTCCTAGAATTACAGGCAGACGATTACATTCAGATTGCTTGGTCATCAACCGACACGGACTGCGGAATCGAGCATCTAGCGGCGCAGACAAGCCCAACAAGGCCATCAACCCCGTCTGTAATCGTTACCGTGAACTACATTGCTCCGGCGGCGTACTCAAACATTTACGTCTCTGCCCAACAGCAGGGACAGGCAACCATAAGCCACTATGCCAACTCTACGGCAGACAAGACTTATGCTTACATTTTGGTTGGATAATCTTTATAATAGGTGACACTATGGCAGTTGACGCTTTCGGCAATCAAATACCAGACACAGTACCCGGATTCGGTACTCTCCCATCGCTTCGCGGCGCTCCCGCTGGCGAGTCTAAAATTGACCCGACCCTACGCCCATATCTTGAGCGGGGGTTACAGCGTGCCGAACAGTTATTCTTCGGGGCGCAACCTAGTTTGTTCCCAGGCCAAATGTATGTTGGGCCATCCACGCAGACCGAACAGGCTCTAGCCCAACAAGAAGCACTAGCAACAGGCGCACAGCCAACTCTACAAGCAGCACAGCAAGCCTACCAATCCTCCCTTGGGCAGATTGGTCAGACAGCCGCAGGTGGTTTTCTGCAAGGTTCCCCATATCGTGAAGCAATGCTCCAAGCCGCTACCCGCCCCCTTACCCAACAGTTCGGCGAGCAGGTGCTACCGGGCGTTGCAAGCCTCTACTCACGCGCTGGTCGCTACGGGTCAGGCTCAATGGAGCGTGCCCTAGGAAGTGCCACAGAAGCCTACGGAAGGGCTTTAGGAGACGTTTCTGCCAACATCGTTGGGCAGGACTATGCCCGTGAGCGT